TCTACCATAAAATTCCCAAGTGATTGCACCACCTATAAACCATAATAAATACATCATTTAACTATCCACCCATGAGACGCTGCCCAAAGATAAACTAGCCCAACGAGAGCCATTGCTGTAATACCTTTAAGACTCCATTTCCCAAACTCCATAAACTTTTTATCTAACCACTCTTGTAAGCCTTCCTTCATCGCTTGCTTATTCAGTTCTTTAATTTCCTCTGGATTAGGTTTCATCAGTATCCTCTGGTGTGTTACCCTCTGCTACCCATTCTAGGTATTCTTGGTAGTCTGTGTTGGCAGGGTCAAATGGGATACAAGCTCCATCACTTATACGAATAACACAATGTACATTTCCATCTAAACCTTTTGTGCTTAATTTATAATTCTGCACTTGCATACCAACCTCCTATAATAAGTTTTTGCGAGCCAGCAGTTAAAGTTCCACCAGAGCTATTTGCTACAGAAAATCCAAATTCTTTTGGACCATTTGGTGTTGCTGCGCTATTTGCCGCATAATCTGTACCGCCATCGTTAGACCATCTAGCTGTATTTGTTGGTGTTGTATATGGATACAAAACAACAGTAGGGCTAGCTCTTTTTGTAACAACAAAGGGTACTGTTGCATAATAATTACCATTAGCTATATTATTATATATATTTGTTACAGTAAATGTAGCATCGGACGCCGTTAAAATTGGTGTCGCTTGCTGGGCAGATTTTTCAAAATATCTCTGACACAAAGCTAACTGCTGTCCGTATTGTAAGTTTTCAAATGGTGTTGCTGTTGTATTTGCTTCTAGTTGTACACCTGTTACATTCCAATTAGAAATTGTACCTATATTAGCAACTGTAGATGTAGGTTGAAATATTTGTCCTGCTTGCCAAGCATCTGCTGTGCCTTCGTATTGAGAACCTGTACCCATACCAAAAGTAATTATCATTCCTGCTGTATTATCTGTGTCCCAAGTCCCTGATGTATCTCCAGCAATAGTTACAGTTTTATACTCCCATGTGTTAGCAACAGAGATTGTGTAAGCAAAAGGATAACTTCTATCATCATTACCATTATTTAAAGCAGCTCCATGAGAACCTGTTAAAGATGATTTTACCCAGAATGATATAGTTACTGATTGTGCTGATGCAGTACCAAATCCTAAATCAATAATGTTATAACCTTCAATCATTTGCCTAACCATACCAAACTGACTTGTTGTAATTGAAGCGTCAGCAGTTGTTACATTGTATTTTAAACATTTAGTAAATTGTCCTGTAGGACCATCAGTTTCTTGTGAAACTGTAACAACCGCATCTGAAGCATCCCAAGCCTTCCATCTGTCAGAGGCTAGATAACTTCCACCCGCTCCTGGTGTACCTGTAGTCCCTCTCTGTGCTATCGCCATATTACCATTGATGACAAGATTCCTTCCTACAGGAGCTGATGCTTGTAATGAGCCATCATTATATGTAATTCCATTAGTTCCGTTAATAGCTACACTCATTATGCGTTCTCCAATGCTTGTATTCTTGTTTCTAAATCTTCTATCTTTGTAATAGCTTCTTGTAGTGCTGCGGTTAGTAATGGCACAAGTTTAGATTGGTCTATGCCTTGATAGTCAGGGACTTCTCTAGTTCCCATGACTGCTTCAGTTACTACATTATCTTCATCACCTAATACTGCTGGAGTAACTTCATACTCTTCTGTTTTTATGGCATCTTTAGTGCCAACAACAGCTTCAGGTACAACTTCCTGTGCTTCGTGTGCTAGGAATCCTTCGCCATGAGAACCGTCTTGTACCCATGACCATGTGCTTGGTTTGAGCTGTTTTAGTCTGTCTATGCTACCAGACATAGGGACTACATTTTCTTTTAAACGATAGTCTGATGATGTTCCATAACTTGTTGTAGTTGTTGAAGCTGTAATAGTCCCTACAGCATTATAAGAACCAGAAACAGACCTAATAAACTCAAGAAAATATCCAGTTCCACTAGCATACTCATTGAAAAATTGTATATTATAGTTATTAGCTGGAGTGTAATGTTGCCATTGTCCTCCACTTTGAGAACTAGTAAATCCATATAACACTTTACCATCAGAAGCTATACGCATGCGTTCTGAACTGTTTGTATTAAATCGGATTGGTAAAGCAGCAGTTTGATTTAAAAAAGCACCTAAAGAACCACCATCATCTCCAACATAAAATGTAGCTGGAGAACCTAAAAGTGATGCTCCGTTAACTTGAAGTTTAGAGGTAGGACTAGCTGTACCAATCCCTACATTACCACTAGAGTTGATACGCATTGCTTCTGCACCACCTTCAGCAAAGGCTATGGTATCTGCTGCTGGGAAAAACATACCTGTATTGGTATCCCCTGTTGTAGTAACAGAAGGAGCCCCTGCAGAACCTGCTGAAAATTGTATGGTTTGTGCACCAGTATCAGTAACAACTGTCCCTGTACTTGCAGGTAAGGTTAAAGTATTCGTTCCAGCAACTGCTGGTGCTGCAACTGTAATAGCTCCAGAGGTGTTTCCTGTTAATACTATATCAGCCATTATGCGTTCTCCATTGCATCTAATTTAGTTTGTATTACTGCTTGTTTTTCAGCATCTATTTTTATAGTAGCTCCATCAAGAACCCAAGCATCTCTAAATGTTCTATCTTCTGGAAGAACTGTATCTTCTACAATATGATACTCAACACCTTCAGGTACATCTTTTTTAGCTAATTCTTCTATTGTATTATTAGCTAACCATTCTTGTGTAGGATGAATAACTACTGCTTTATTATTTTGTTCATATATTATTATCATAATTACCTCATCACAATTAAGTTATTATCAGTAGTATCATACAAAGTTTTATTTGTAGATTGACCAACATAAGCTGCCCAACATTTAACTGAACCTACAGCTTTTGCATGTGTACATCCACCTACCAGATTAATACCTGATGTTACATCTTGTGGAGTAAAGGTTGCTGCATAGTTAGTGTCTGGCATACTTGTTGTAAAGTTGACTGTGTAATCCCCTGTGCCATTATCTGTAATGGAGCTTACATTGGCACTACCTCTAATTGCTACAGTTCCTGTACCATTAAAACTTACCCAAGCTCTTACACCATATACAGGTGCAACTGAACCATATCCAGAGTTAGCTGATAGAACACCACTAGCATTTATTTCAGCTACTTTAGTTCCACCAGATTGTATTTCTACAACTCCACTTGTGTCAGAGGTTAACTTTAATCCGTTACTTGTATCTGCATTTATTATTGTAGCCATATTATAATATCACCCATCGTTGTCCAGAAGGAACAGTAACTGTGATGCCACTAGCAATCGTAATTGTCCCAGCAGACATTCCATTGTAGTTTGTAGGAAAAGTATAGTCTGTATTTATTGTGTCGTTATTTACAAAGATGCCATTAGTTGCACCAAACTGTGGTGCTACACCTGTATTTGTGTTGTCTTGTACTACAGCTTTTTCAGCAGGGTAAGTACAAAATACATCACTTGTGCCAGACAATGTAATTGCTGAACCAGAATTACTTGACTCCAATATTGTTGTTCTGGATAAAGTTGTGCCTGAAGATGTATAAGTGCCTAAACCTACCTCATAGTCGTTACCACTTGTAATAGCATAGTAAGTTGTATTACCATTTCCTATAGCAGCAAAAGATTGAAAACCTGTACTTGCTCCAGCTAATGTAACTGTGCCTGTGCCTGTTGTCGTAGTGGTTTCTTTTACTCTATCCTTTACGATAAGAGCCATGTTTTATCCTTACGCTAATTCTACAGTTAGGTTGCCAGTTGTGATTTTAAATATATCACCAGAGTCAATAGTTTTAGAAGCATCTAGTGCTGTGTGGTATAACATATTTCCAGAACTAGCAGCATCCCATAAACCTATCCATCCTACAGCTCCCCAAGCTGCGGTTGCAGTTGGAAAAGTTATATCTGCATCTGTAGCAACTAAACCTGATGTGCCTGAAGCAGTAGCAAAAGATGATGCAGTTCTAGCGTAAGAGCCACCAGAAACTTCTGTGCCAGTTCCAGCATCTGTTGGGTTTGCTGTGTGTAATGATACATATGGATTATTTACTGCTGTAAAAGCAGTTCCGTTAAGTGTTGCGTTTAGAAGTGCGACTTCTAAATAGTCCGACATTTCAGCCATAATAATTTACCTCGTTGAGTTAGTAATAGTAAGTGGTTGAGCAGGGTATTCAGATTCATCATCACTCTTGAGTAGAGCTATCATTCCTCTGTCATACATACTTGCCCATGTATTAAGTCTTTCATCATTCATCAAATAAGGTTCTGCTTCACCTAATGCAGCGTAAAGTAATAAATCAGGTGTATTAGCTAACCAAAGGTTAGATGAATTAGTGTCGCTCAAATATTCTGGTTGATAAAAGTAAACCATTTGTAGCGTGTAAACGCTGTCAGGGATTGGAGCAAATTGAAACTCTGCACCTAGCAGTGTGTAAAAATTAGGTAATCCAGAAACAGCAGTATGTGCATTTCTAAAAAAATTGCTTGTAGATAAAAATTTAATTGTTTGTGGTGGGTTGCCTTGTAAATGCAAATCTTTCATAGCTACAAAATCTGAAGGCAAAGATACAGTAGCATCACCTGCTGTAGTAGATGCAGTAGCAACTTTAAGCATTTGTCTTATGCGTAAGTCTCTTAACAATCTATCTTCAGCTAGTCTAATAAACTCTGGTATCTGGGTTGTTAAATCAGAACGAGCTAAATAATCAGCTATAGTAGCTTGTAGCGTTGTGTAGTCTGTAAAAAATGCCATTTAAATTCTGCCCTGTTTTGTTCTAAAAAAACGATTGTCTGGATGATTTAAAAATTCTTTAAATCTCTTTAAATCTATTACATTAAATCCTTGCATTATCTTTTTATGATTTAAGTCATCAACAACTGTCATTGGTATAGATGCAATCTTGTTATCAAACATATCATCACCCCATTTTGATGATGAAGTAATAATTTCTTCTTTGTTCATTTCAACAATATCTGTTACATCTTGTTTTGTTTCTATCACATAACCATCATTATCATGGTCATCGTGTTTTGTTTGGTGTCTATATTTTATTGGTTTAGACCAACTGTTCTTATATTCTTTTTTATCTTCCATAATCTTCCTTAAAAGATATGCCCACCGAAGTGGGCTATATCAATACTTAATATTTAATTAAGCGTTTAAATCAGCAACGATTGCATGAGCTGCTTCGTTACTTACTTGCAGAGTTAATTCTGTAAGTATTTGATGTTTTTCAGCATCACCTGTTTTAGCTAGTAAAGTAGACTGGAATGGTCTTAAAGTTGCACAAGACAACATTGTTGGGTCTATAATAAGAGCTTGTTCGCCATTGTTAGAAGCATAATCAGAAGTCATGAATCTTTCTGGTATAACTGAAAGCATACCAAAGTCTGAAAGATAAACATCTGCTGCGCCAACAATTGCTGCTGCTTTAGTGCTTTTGCCAGCGTTGTCAGTCCAAACACGATTAGCTGCAATACCAGAGAAAGCTGATACTTTAACTTTTTGGTTTGGTGGAACAACTAACATAGTTGGAGTGCCACCTGCATTAAACGCTGCTTTCATAGCAGTTTTTAAAGATGCTTCTGTAAATGCTGCTGTAGTACTAGTTGAAGTTGCAGTTCTAATTGCAGAACCTGGAGGGGATGCTGGAGCTGCTGGAGAACCTGTACCTACTGAAGTCCAGTTAGTTCTAATCCAAGTTTGTAGAGATGCCATCTTTGGTGCTGTTGAACCTGCTGATGTTACTGGAGCAACATTACCAAGAATAGCAAATTCTATGTCTCGTTTTAGTTCTTGTCCTGCTTTAGCTAATTGATAAGCTGTTTCTGTCTTACGACCAGCTTTATCAACTCCATCAAGAGTGCCAGTAATGTTTACTGTTTTACCCATGATTTGAGTTCTGTTTGTAGCTCTAACTGTAGGTACGGCTGTAAATGCTGCTGCATCCGCTCCTTCAACTAATGCTGTGTTAGCCGCTGCACCTAGTGTATCTGTTTGCCACTCATGTAGAGTAGCTGTTGCTTTTGTTTTTCCGATAGAAGAAACTACAGGAGTTTCTGTCGGAGCAATATTGTATATGGTGTTGGATAAATCCTCACGCATACCAATTGCTTGATAAGTATGAAATGAAGCCATTGTTATTTTTCCTTAAATAAAGTTTTCAAATAAAGCTGCTGCATCTCTGGCATCACCAGTTTGCAGTAACCTGTTCTGTTGTTTTTTAGTTCTGTCTGTTACAGTCTGCTTTACTTTAGCTCCACCTTTTATTGTCTTGGGAGCATTAGCGACTTTCTTTTTAACACCAGCTTTACCTGCCATTAATTTGTCGTATTGTGCCGCTTTATGTAACACTAAAACATGGCGAGAGTCATAGACTTGAGATAACTCTTCATCTGTGAAACCAACCTTTTTTCCATAGTTGCGAATACTATTTCTAATTTGTTCGCCTTTGGCTTTGTCTGAAAACTCTGGCAAGGATTGTGCTAGTTTTTGTGCTTCTTCTGCTACAAACTTTTGCATTTGGTCTGCTCTTACTGCGTTTTGCTCTTCAGCAAGGCGGTGTCGTTCAGATTGCACAGCTTGTAACTGTTCTTTTTTTTCGGTCATTTCTGCGACCTTAACTGCATATCCTATTGGGTCGTTCTCTTTCATTGCAGATAAATCTTCTGGGCTGTCATTATTGCCAACCAAGAATTGTTCAACTGCTTGAAGTTTTTGAGCATAGTCATCCCTAACTTGTCTAGCTTCAAGAATAGCTTTAGCTTCTTGTTCAATTACTTTACGCTGTTCGGCTACTTCTTGAGTCTTTTTAGTATAGTCGCTGCCAAGTTGATAAGATTTCTTTAGTTCATCAAGGGTAACTTCTTTTTCCTCACCTGCTGCTTTTATGGTGAAAGTTTGTTCTTCCTCAACTTCTTCAGGTTCTTCAGGTTCTTCAACTTCGGAGTCTACATCTTCTTCCACTTCATCTTCGGTTGCTTCTACAGCTTCCTCGTAATCCGCTTCGTCTTCTGCTTCCTCTACCTCTGCTTCTTGTGTATCTTCTTCCGTTTCAGTTGGTTGCTCGTTAGAGTCCTCTGGTGTGGATAACATACCCTCAAATGCAGATGTTGCATCATCTATTGTTATAGGGCTATCATTCCCACTTCCAACTTCTGGAGTCGTGGTTTCTTCACTCATTGTATTTCCTTAATCGCCATCTAGGTGTGGCATTACCATACAGGCTAAATGCCTATAATATTGTCCATGATTTATCCTTAATCTTGTCGCTGTCTACGATAGATTGAAGTCTAGTCATCATGCTGTCTATTGCCTTAATCCTTTGATAAGCTCTTTCTCTTGTAGCTACATCTTCTGGATTAGAATTTTGTATTTCTGCATAACACTCTTTGGTCATATCTTTTATTTCATCAAGAAATGATTGAGTATTTAATACGCTTTTAATTTCAGCTTTTTTGTCCATTATCTTGCTTTTAATCTCTGTAAAAATAATTGTTGGTCTTCACCTGCATTTAATTCATTAGACATTAATAATCCACCAAGTCCAAGTCCTGCCATACCTCTAACAGCAATTTCGGCTGCCATTGCAGGGTCAGCAAGTAAGCTACCTACTCCACTTGCAACACCAACACCTGTATTACCATATGCTTGTGCTTGTTGTTGATTAACATTACCTATGGTTTCCATTAAACCTTTAAACATACTTGGTTTAGGTTTTTGTTCTAGGTCTAATTCATCAGCCATTAAATCAGCAGATAATACAGAACCAGCTCCTACTCCAGCCATCTTAGGATTGAAGTGTGCAAACTTACTTCTTATGTTAGCTGGGTTATATATAGCAGATGCAACTGTTGGGTAATAATCCTTTTCCTTAACATGATAGCCATCATAACCTTTACTTTTAATAATCTTTTGAATTTCTGCTTTTTCCATGTCACTCCAATTACCACTTTTAGCGTCAGTTAGTAATGAGTCATATTTTGTTATTCCAAAACCTGAGGCGTACAAAGGGTCAAGTCTTTCTAAGTTTTTGTTCTTTTTTAATTCTTTGGCTAAGATATTAATATCGTCAACATTATTAAAATCAAAAAGCTTTCCTTTTGTTTTTAAAGGCATGACTACGCCATCATTAAAAGTTATTTTATTTTTAACTAAACTTCGTGCAAAATCACTCGCTTCTTCAGCATCTGGAGTTACATAAGTAGCATTTCTGCTTTCATCAATAAGGTGTGAGTTTACAACTCTTGCTTTTCTTGTTGGGTCAAAGCTATTAAAGTCTTTGGTAGTTCCATGATACATATCATCACCAAACCCCATAGCTTTAGCTCTGTCTGATGCTGTGTTGTCAGGCTTTAAACCTAAACGCTTAACTGCTTCTAGTTGAGCTTCTTTATCCTTGCGAATCCAATCATCTAAATATTTAAAGTAACTAGCCATTAAATTTTAGGTGATGCTAAATTTTGTATCTTCTCTAAAGAGTTTATAATTTCTTTTGTTTTATTCATGTCATTTTTTGCTGAATCGTTATTTGATTTTTGTGCTAATTCCATTTCTTTTAATGCCATTTCTTTTTCAAATTGTATTTCTCTTTGTTGCAGTTCTAACATTTCTTTTTGCACTTTAAGTTCTAGCTCTTGTTTTTCCATTTCAAGTTTAGCCATATCTGATTGCATCTTCATCTGTGCTTTTTCTTTTTCTACTTGTGCAAGTATTTTAGCTGCTTCAGTGTTAGGGTCAGATTGTGGTTGTTGTGCTTGTTGTTGAGCTATTTGGTCAGATTCTTCTTGTGTAATATCTTTTAAGAATCCAGACTCATCTTTAAATCCTGCCATGTTTACAAATTTAGCCAGTGTGTCTCTGTATTGTTTTAAGCTAACTAATGGATTAGATAATCCGTATTGTGTAAGCATCTGCTCTTGTTTGTCTAACACCATCTGCATAACAGATAATTGCTCACTTTTAGCACCATTACCTAGACCAACATTGACTGTGACATTGTATTCTGTATTCCATTCTCTAGGATTCATGGGTACAAATTTGTTATTAACTTTAATAATTTTTTCTTTTTGTTGATATTTACATACAAGTTGTAATATACCTTTCATTAAAGATGAGACTCCAGTGTCAGCAAAGATACGAGCTATTAGTTCTATTTTGCCACCTGCTGCTGAACTCATTGCTGCGACTGCTGTGGCTGTCACATTCTGAAGAATATTAGGGTCTAATCCTTGTGATGCTTCGCTTACTCCTGTTCTTTTAGCTTGTACTGTGTCTAGGTATTCCAACATAGGGAATGATTGCCCTGCACTAGATTGCACCGCTAATGGAACTAAAGCATTTGGGTTTTTAATACGAATAACACCACCTGCGGTAGATGTTAGTAAGTCATCAAGATTAACCTGTCCTTCTACTGCACCAACACGATAGTTGTTAGTTAAGTAAAGATTGTCTAGCATCTGTCTAGTAATAGTAGATTTAATTAATTGTAAATCCATAGTTCTGTCAGCTAATGATTCACCAAAGAACTTATGTGGTATTGGGAACGGGCATACACTATGGAATGGTTGATAGTCACATTCTTCGTGCATAAGCACTTTGTTGTCAGCGTAACAAACTCTATGTCGTTCTGCTATGCCATCACCATCTAAATCTGCACGAACATAACATTCGTAATACTCAACACGCTGCATACTTTCATTATCAGAGTTGTTATTATCAAAGGGTTGCTCACCTGCACTAAACCTTGCTACCCTTTCTGGAGTAAAGTCTAATAAATCTCCAGTAGATAATTCTGCAACAACATCTTTGTCATATCCCATTGCTATTAAATCACTACGAGTTACTAAACTTCTTTCTGCTACAAAATCAGCATCTTCAATATTAATAGCACTTTTGTCTATTAAAAATTCTTCTGGAGCAACTGATTCTATTTTAACTTTAGAATAATCTTTTGTTCTGGCTACCTTAATATTATAATAAACATTAATGATTGGTGGTGTCTCCATCATCATTGGCATACCCATCTCATCCATCATTGGCTGACCCATCTGGTCTACTGCTGGTTGTGGGTCTTGTTCTATAACTTCTTCATACTGTTCTTGAGAAACAACCTCTACCTCTTCATCTTGCATAATCATAGCAAGTTCATCTTCAGTAAGCATTTCGTATTTTTCTTTGGTTACATCTTTTTTGTCATCCCAGTAGCATTTAAGTACTCCTACTTTTTGACACAGTGCATCCCAAAACATATCGTGCAACAATTCAAAACCATTGTTGTCTTTATAAAAAATGTGGTTTACATAATTTGTAGCTTGTTCAGCCATCTCACCATCACCCTCATTAACTGGTTCAAATACTACTGCTTTTTGTGATTGTGTAAAGACCTTGATAAGTTGCGGCAATGCTCCATCTACAGCCTCTGCAACCTCTGCTGTTACTATTTGACTACGACCCTCTACCTCATTTCCATAAGGCTCTCTCATATAATAGTCTAATGCAGATGCCCTTTGTAATTGAGTTTCGGTTGCAATAAAGCCTAACGAGTCATCAATATGGTCGCCAATAATATTAACTAATTCTCTATTGTCACTTTCATCTACTTTCATTTTTTTCTTATCGTATGCCATTTATACTATCCATTGTTTGTTAATCTCTAGTGGTTTATCCCAGCCATCATCTGTTTCATTTAATCCTATTGCTAAATATCTAAAACTATCTGCACAATGAGAAGTGAAATCATGAACAGGCTTATCAAAAAAAACATCTCTTTTTTCATCATACAATCTTCTATAATTTCTTAATAAATCAATTGCATCTTTAACTTTAGTATCAAACCAACAACGAGGAAGGATTCTTCTTACAGCTTGTATGCCATCATCTATTCCTAGCTTTGGTACTACTCTGCAATTTAACCCTGATTCTTGTAATACCTCTAGCCTTGATTTACCAGTACCTAACTCTCTTACTTGAATGTCATGTGGCAACAACATTTCTGCTGTGTCGTATCTATTATCTCTTAACCAACTAATATAAAAATTCAGACCTTGACCATGATTTTCCATGTAATCAATAATATGTATTTCTTGTCCTATAATCTGTGCAACAAATATTGCTGTAGAATCTCCCATACCTAAATCCCAAGAGCAAAAGGTTTTAGCTATATCATCTTTAAGCACTTTACATACTTGATTTTTAAACTCTAGGTCATTAATCATAGTGCCATAATAAGCACCTTCAACTGGTGTTGCAAAATTGACTTCAAACTCTTGTAAGTATTTGTCCTCACCCATTTCTTTGAGTGCTGCATCTAATTCTTCTTGGTCTACTAAACCAGTTTTACTGGCTTTGAACTCTAATAGCTTCCATCCATCTTTTCCTATTGCTGCTTTATCTCGTAATGTTGCAAAATGGTTTCTGCCTTTAGGAGTACCTATAAACATAACCCAACCTTTTCTATCAGCAATGGCTGGTCTTATAATCTCACTAAATAAACTTGGATTAATTTGTGCGTATTCGTCAATTACAACTCCGTCAAAATATGTTCCTCGCAGACTATCAATATTATCTGCACCATATAAACTTATTCTGCGACCCATGAAGTCTGACCTCAACTCTGCAATGTTGTTTACAGCTTTTAATGGTCTAGTAAATTCTGTTAGCATATCCCATGCAATTCTTTTTGCCTGACTATATGTCGGAGATATTAGAGCGAATCTAGGATTCTTTAGTTTGCAATTTAGAGCACTGTGTATTAATTGATTTATAGCACCAACAGTTTTACCCATTCTTCTATGAGCTGCCACCACAATAAACCTGTTCTCTCTTACAGCTTTGTGAATCTGTTTCTGGGGTTCTCTTGGTTTATAACCAGTTTCAACTTTTTTAGTCGTTGTCATCTATACCAGTAACTACTTGAATCATTAATGGCTGGTCCAAGTCACCAGAGATTTTGGTATCATTTTGAACCTTGCCTTCAGCCCTATCAAATATCTCTTTAATAGCCTGAACATCTCCGTCTTTAGCTTTAGTAAGTAATGCCTTTACTATCTTGTTTGCTTCCTCTCCATCTTCTTGCATAAGTCTACGTTTAAGTGTGTCATTTAATACTCTGGACTTTCTAGCGCCATTCTTATTGCCTTTGTTAGCTATTGCAGCTTTCTCTCTAGCTTTAGCTAATTGTTCTGGACTATTTGACATAAGATAAACCTCTAGGTAAGTCCTTGATTCTAATACAAGGTAGACATATTTTAATAGCATCTAAATTGCCATCACAAGCATCATCAACTATTTGTTTAGCTACTTGATATATTTGTTTTGTACTCATGTTCCATAAAGTCTTTCTATATCTTTTATAGTTTTTATAATCTACTACTATCCTACTAGTTGAATAACCTTTAGTTAATTTATTCTTTAGCTTACTTATACCTATCTCTTGTATTAAAAATTCTTCTAGCTCTAATGCTTGAGCTTCAGATAAATTCTTATCTATTATCTTTACAGTGTGGTTGTCATAATCTCTTTTTGTGTAAGCTCTATTGTTTTTACCTTTGCCTACATAAATAGGTTGATTATCTTTTATATGTATATATGTATAGTATTCCATTGATATGCAACTCCGTTATGGGTCATTGCTCCTTAAAAGTTTTTAAGATAGTTAAACATTATCCTTTTATTGTAGTCGTCTTTCATAGCTTCTGCTGTTACATCACCACCAAACATATTACCTAATAATCCTTCTACAGAATAAGTTGTGTTGTATGGGTCTTTGATAATGTTAGCATTAATATTATTATTATTGTAGCCAAGTCTTTTAATTAGTTCGTCATTAGCTGTTTTTGTTATGCCACCAGAAAAGTTTCCAGCATTAGCATTTATAGATTTTTGATATTCATCCATAAACCCAGACAAGTTTATATTGTTATTGCCCATTGAAAGACCTGCTCTTGGATTTATTCTGTTCTGTTCATTAGTTGGTTGATATGAGCCACCGACCATAGCATCAAAATAATTGTTACCTAAATCAGTTCTATTTGAAAAATTTGCACTTGCTGTAGGGTCAAGTAAGTTTGCACCTAATTCTAGCTCACCACTGTTTGGGTACATATCGTAAATGCTTATTGTTTTATATTTGTCATATAAACTCATACACAGTCTCCTACAGACTCAAACCTTCTGCGTAACTCTTCCAGTTTGTTTAATATCTTTTTGGTGGTTTCTTTCCTTTCTTCATTTTTATTTTCCTCGTTAGTCATTAAATTTTCTCGCATCGTTGTATTCGTAAAAATCCCAAATCTATAATAAAATAATTAAATTTGCTAGTGCGATTATCTTCATAGTATGGGTCTAACTTATCAGCTTCATACCATTCAAACCCAAAGTGACAACCACAGAACCAGTGCCATGACCACATAATATTTTCCATCCTGTAAATAAAAAAAATGCCACCGATTAAAGTGGCATTACAAAGGAGTGTGAGAAAGTTCAAGACGAACTTATCCCAACCCTCCGATTATAACAAAAAATTCTCTATGAGACAAGCAATTAATGCAAACAGACCAATCGCTGCCCAGACATCAAATATTAATTCCATTCTTTGTGTCCCCCACTTTTTTCATTATCATCATAACCTTCATGATACTCTACTATTTCTTTTTTAGTTAAAGTGTCTACCCTTGTCCCTAAACTAGAGTCAGCAAATGTCCACTTGTGAGGATTTCTAGGTCTACAATACCAACTATCAGAACCACCTCTGTCAAATGGTGAGCCATGTTTTTTATTCATAGTCTTCTCCATAATTGTAACAAGCTTCAGGATGTTCTTTATAATCAATTTTAACATCATACGCTTCTGAAAAACCTTCACTGCTACCAAAGTGTTCTTCTTTCCATCTGGCTAATGCTTCTGCTCTTTCTTTATCCATGTTTTTCTCCTTTGTTAATATTGATAATGCAATTGTTTTTGTTTTAATTTTTCCAATTGCCTTTGTTCTAATTCTTTTTTTGCCAATGCAAGTCTTTCATTTTTTTCTTCTGTATTATGCCAACTGTGCATTGATAATGCTAGAACCATATTTGATATAGTAAATCCTCCCTAACCTTTTTACTCCATTTATTATCACTCATTAATCAACCCCTCCTCAATTAACGACCTTGCAGTTCTACCAAATGAACCTTGTAAGTTCCAAACAAGACCTGTAGTTACTAAATGTTGCCATGCTTCTAGCACCTGTTCTTCACTATCTGCTTCTTCAAATCCTTCTGCAATTCCTACTGCTGTATAATTATCCATTTTTGTTACTCCTTTGTTAATCCCAGAAGTTACCTTCTGCTAAATAGTAATCTGCTTCGCCATCATCAAACCATGCAAAGTTCCAAATCTTACCTTTATATAATTTGCGAACCTTGTTGTTCATGGCAGTCATGTAACATGGGTCAGGGTTTTTGTAGCCAGACTTTTTATAATGTCCGTAGTCATTATATTTTTCTGCTACACGCTTGGTAATTTTGTGAACTTTTTTACCAACTCTAAACAATCCAAAGTCCTTGTTTTTATATTTTGCCATTAGTTAAAGTCTCCTTTGATTATTCTGACTGTTCTCCATAATACAACTAGTGCTATAGCAACCCAAATAAAAGCACCAGTAGGGTTATACTTTTTCATAACTGTCTCCTTTGTTGGTTAATCAAAACTACATATACATAGTACCATAACTAATCAATAATGCAAGTTCTTTTACAAGTTACTTACCCCCAATAAACTATTAAGCTTAATTGCTCCCTTTTTTTTAACTTAAATCTACAATACGACTTATCCACTTTCCATTCTTCTTATGCCACCCCTCTACTAAAATAGTCCACCCTGCATCTCGTAGGAAAGGCAAGGCAGGACTTTCTGTAATTTTCTTTACCCTAGCCCCAATGTTGCTATAACTTGTCACCTGAATGGCTATGGTGTCACTTTTGTGTATTGCAAGGATGTCAATAATACCGAACAAGTCTTGCCTTATTCTTGCAAAAGGATTCCAGCGTTCAGTAATTGCTACCAAATCATAGTTTTCTTTTCTTAACCTAGCTAAAGTTTTTTGGGTAGGACTAGTCTTTGCCATTGTTTTTTTCCAGTAAGTTTCCGTAGCCATCATCATCACCTTCATCTTCGGGAGATAATTTTTTCTTTCTAATTTCCTCTATAGCTTTTTCATACTTTTTTTTTGAAATAAATATTCTATCCCAAGCGTCTTGTAACTGTTTATCTGTTATTTCTTGTTTTCTTCTGCTGCTTCCTTTACTCATTACAACTCCTTTTAAATTTACAATAAGGTATAGTCGTTTTGTATCTCACGCTATTCGTTTTCATGTCTATGTTTTTAATTGGTGTGCCTTCTGGTAAGTTTATATATTCTTTATTTAAACATCTATATGCCATTTCAACTTTATTTGGGTCTGGGTAATAAAGGTTTACATACAAGACCGCCTCTTGGCAACTGCGAAAGTTTCCAATATACTCCCAATCTTGCAAAGGGTCTGGTGCTAGATTAATTACCATTACAAATGCAAACTCAATCATAATTATTCCTCCAATTTATTAAGTACCCATTCTAAAAGTTCTGCTTCTGTTCCATATTTTTCTTGCCAAGTCTTTGGTGCATGATGAAATCCATCCTGACCTTGATGATGTTCCCAACAAAGTGGCAGCACCATGTAGTGACTATTCTTTTGTCCCATCCCCATACCTTGTCGGATATGGTGGCAGTTGGCAGGTAATGGGTCATTTATTTCATAATGTTTACGACAAATAACACAACCAAAGTTACTAATTTTGTTGAGCCATTGCTTTTCGTCTTTAGTTTTAGACTTCTTCATAAATTTCTTTAACCCTGTTGTATTCAACCATATATTTTTTATCGTCTGTTGGTCTGCGACTGCTTCCTTTACCCATTACTTAAAAGACTTTTTTTGTGTGTCTTTACTTAATTTTTTTTGTGCATTAAAAGAACTATTTTTCCAAACTTTTAATAACCCATATGCATCTAAAATATCTTCAACAGACGAGGCTTTTTTCATTTTTTTTGTCCATTGACGCCCATGTTCTTCTGCTTTTATTATACCTTTTGATTTTTTACTCATTTTCTTTGTCCTCAATCATTATGTTTTCCTTTTAAATTCTTCTTCAATTTCTTTAATTCTGTTGTACTCACTCATATATTTTTCATCATCAATACATTTGTTACAAATGCTAGACATATCTTCAAGATACTCGTAATTTAAACTTTTTTCTTTACATTTATTTTCTAAACTATTACCTGGATTTCCCCAGCACTCTATTATATCTTTTTTAGGAAGTACATGGTCACAACAACTACAAAAAGAATGAGTTACAAGATGTTTTATTTCCCTTCTATCCCAATTTAACAAATCGTAGCCTGAAAAATCACTCCATTTTTTACCCTCTACATATGAATAATCTAAAGCGTCATATATGACAATATCTGTGTTGTTATATGTGCCTTCCTCTTTCTCTTTAAATTGATAATAATACAACCCCCTATCGGTATCTATTTCTTTCTTGAGGTCTTGTTCACTAATGCTATCAATCATTTTATTTAATTCTTTTTTTGTTTCTTGTAAAGCTCCTTTCAAGTTTTCTGCTTTTACAGTTATTAACTCTTTATTTAAATCAATCCATATATCATAAACTTTTTCCATCGTTTTTCTCCTTATTCTTCATTTAATTTAAACCCATATCCTCTTGCAAACTCTTTAACTTTTTCTAGGTACTCGTTAAATTGTTTTACATTTAATTTAGTGGTGCTGCCAATAGTCATTACCTTTAAATTTTTTATCTGTTTTTCTTCAGATAGTAATTTATATAATAACACTTCGTGCATTTCATTTTTGGACTTTAATCCAAAGTAATCTGCTAACTCGGTAACAAGTTTCCAATAGTATTCATTTTGGTCTAGTGAACGAATAGATTTATATGGTTTTACTGTTACAGACCACAATTTGTCTTGGTCTAGTTCTTTTAGTTTGCCAACTAATCCATTCAAATTATTTTTGTTTAATGTAAAGTTCATGCAACCCCTCTCATTTTTTTAATTAAACCTTGTAGCTTTTCTGATATTTCTTTTCTTTTTTCTAATGACATAGATTTGTATGGTATTTTCTTTGCAACTTGTGTATCTAATTTTTTTTGTCTACAAAGTAAAATAATGTCATGTGGTGTAGGAAATTTATTAGAAGTTGTAGTCCAACTATCAAATGCTTGATTAACAATTGGCATATCGTAACTTTGTAATTTTAACCACCAAACCCTTAATAGATTTTGGTCGGCATGATTTCTATTATAAATATCAAATACAGTATCTAACATTTCTTTAAATTGTTTTTTGTTTTCGTTATTCAAAATGTTATCTCCTCTGTTCTTTCATCTAACCATCTTTTACCATTTATGTAAGTAGTTGGATGTGGAATAAATGCACCATTATCTTTAAACCATTCTTTACTTTCTTTTTGCCAAGTTAAAGTTTGCAATACATGGTCTATATTAGGTTTGTGTTTTACCCACGCTTCTTCAGCTTTACCCTTACCAACTTTTCTTGGATAAGTATTCCAAAACAAATCAAACCCATTATCTACCTCTTTCTCTTTCTCTAACTCTTTCTCTACTCTTACTCTTACTCTAGGCAACCGATTTGGCAACACTTCGGCAACATCTTGTAAAACAAATGATGACAATTGTTCCAACTGTTTGTTTATAAACGATTTATCTTTTCTTAATCTAAAAGATATTTCATCAACTGATGGTAAATTACCCTCATTTTCTGATGCTAATAACCACAGTTCTATCAAGGTTGCTTTGTTGCTATCAGTTAAATTACTCCATTCAAAATCATCAAGAATTTTTCTGTACAACTTAATCCAAATAACATTTCTGTCAGACCTTAAAGGTGGTTGAAATTGTTTCCAATTTTTTATTTGCACTACTTTCTCCTTTGTATTTTTATTTATACCACTTCACCTTTTGCAGTAATTTTAACTTTTAAATTATCTTTAATTCCTAGTAAAGTTTTAATCATAAAAACTCTGGCTGGTGGTAATTGTGCATCTGGATTTTTAGAATAATGAGCCACAGCTTGAACAGATAATCCTAAATGTTCTGCCATTTTTCTTCGGCTACCATCATATAATTTTATTGCTTCATTGTAAGTCATAACTTCTCCTTTAAATTAAAATGCTTCATTGCATTGAATACACAATATAATACTTTAAAAACATTTGCAATAACTTTTATAAAATAATTTGACATTATGTTTGGGAAGTGTATCATGGTGTTATCTTAATAACAAAGGAGATAAAAATGGAACAACAAGTAATGGAAGAAGCAAGTCAAATATTTGCAATAAATACTTTTTCAGATATTATCTTGGACTCTGGAGCTCATTCAGTTCTAGGTATGATTAAACAAATTAACCCAGATGCTTACCAAGAATTAGTTATGGCATCTAAAACAAAGGAGATATAAATGACACAATTAAAAACAATAGACATTAAAGGAAAATCTTATGTCATGGTTAATGAGCGAATTGCTTATTTTCGTAAAACTTACCCAGAAGGTCTTATTATAACAGAGCTATTATCATCAACTGATGGTGTGCATACATTTAAAGCAATGGCAATTAGTAATGGAAATGTATTAGCAACAGGTCATGCTTCAGAAAAAGATGGTAGTTCATTTATTAACAAAACTTCTGCTTTAGAAAATGCAGAAACTTCTGCTGTTGGTAGAGCTTTAGGTATTTTAGGTATTGGAATTGATACCTCTATTGCTAGTGCTGAAGAAGTTGCTAACGCAGTTCAAAATCAAAAAAGCAACATTGAAGATACTGCAAAAGCTATTATAGATAATGGAGATTTCTTATAATGGAGCAACGAACAGAAGAATGGTATGAGGTTAGGTTAGGTAAGGTTGGAGCTAGTGAAATAGCAAAAATTATTAACAAAAAGAAAGATGGTAGTCCTTACCAACAAGAGGAAGATTTGTTAATACAAAAAGTTACTGAACGATTAACTGGCAAAAGAACTGATACATATATTAATCAAGCTATGCAAAACGGAATTGATAGAGAACCAGATGCTAGAAAATTGTATGAGTTAGTGACTAAAAATAAGGTTGAGGAAGTAGGTTTTATTCCTCACCCTACTATTGCAATGTCAGGATGTAGTCCAGATGGTATTGTGTTTAATCAAGCAAATTTACCTACATATGTGTTAGAGATTAAATCGCCTTCTGATACGACCCACACTAAAACATTGATGGATAAAAAATTACCATCACAATATAAACCGCAAGTGCAATTTCAAATGGCTTGTACTGGAGCTATAAAAGTTGACTTTGTATCTTACAACCCAAACTTTGAACCTAAACAACAAATGGTTCTGGTAGAAGTAGCAAGAGATAATGAATACATAGAAAAAATGGAAGCATCATTGAAAGAATTTTTAACCAAAGTTGACGATATGGTCAACGATATTAAGGAGAAGTAAAATGGCACAAGAGTATGACAATAGAAACACATGGGTTCTATTTAAGAATGATAAAGGAGACAACCCTAAAAGACCTGATTACACTGGAACTGAAATTGATGCTAATGGTGTAGAGCATAAGATTGCTGGTTGGATTCGTGAGTCTGCTAAAGGAACAAAATTTATATCAGGAACTAGACAGCTTAAAGAAGATGAACAGCCAAAGCCGAGTCCTAAACAAGCTCAAAGTTTTGATGATTTAGAGTCTGATGTTCCTTTTTAATGTATTGCTAGGAGTAGCTCTCATTATGATGGGAGTTGCTGCTTTAGCAACATGGATTTTTTTTATTTATATTTTAATTGATAAAGGAGTAAAGTATGTTACAAAATGGAAATGAATTAACTAAACAAGAAAGTAGAGTATTAGATTTTTTAAAATTAAAAAGCAAAATTAACCCATTAAGTTCTTGGAGATTTTGTGGTGTTTATAGATTAAGTGCAGTAATATTTAATTTAAAAGATAAAGGTTATGACATTAAAACTAACAGAGTTGCTAGAAAAAATAAATTTGGTGAAAAGTGTCATTTTGCAGAATATAAGTTGGAGGGTTAAATGAAATTATTATTATTAATGTTGTTAAGTGGTTCTATAAATGCAGAAAGTGTTTGGACTGATGATGGCTCATTAGTTATTATTGATGCACCAGATTCAATTGTGTATATAGACAATGAAGGTTTAGTAAACTATGATGTTGAAGTATCTGATAATGAACAAACATTTATTTATGGAACTGATAAATTAACAGTTTGTCAGCCTACTGCAAATGGTAGTATTTGTTTTTAAGGGAGACATTTTATGGATGTAGATGATGTTCCAATGATAGAAGTTTTTGTAGCCAAGAATGGTTATTTAATTGTAGATGAACTTGGTGAAACTTATGTTGCTTTAGAGTTAGAAGATATTACAAAAGCTATTTCTATTATTATTGAAAAGAAAAAAAGAAAAGAATTACTAATACCAGATGAGTATATTGATGACCCATTAGTAGATGAAGGTTAATTTAAACAAACCACACCTATGCCATGTGTGTAAAAAACAAGGTAAGTTTTTTTATAAAAAATGGTGGTGTACTTATAATAAATATTTAGAAGGAATTTGTAAGAATGGAAAAAGGGAAAGAAACATTAAAGAAAAATAAAGAACAATGGAAAGAACATAAATATATATGGGAAGGATATACATATTTTTTAATGAGTAAAGGAAAAGAATTTCATATTGTTTATGAACCTACAGGAAAGATTGTTACAAAGGGGGAGTTATGAAATACGAAAAATTAAAAAATCAAACTAATCTACATTGGTATAATTTAAAAGATGGCAGGAAATTACAAAGATTTCAAATATCAGAAATGATTTATGCTTTGTTTGATGGAGGAAAGGAATTGACTATTCAAGATGTAGCAGAAAATGTTGGAATAGAAGAAACTACATCAGCTCATATTATTAGAAGTTTATGTATTAAAGATTTATTAGTAAGAAGAAAAACTCAAAGAAACACTGTATATTCCAAGAAGATTGATTGTGCATTAGCTACAATGTTTTACCCAAAAGAAATACTAGACAACTTCAAAGTTAAAAGTAAAAAATCTCATAAGATGGATGATGGAAAAAATGTTTCATACCCACAAGCTACCCCTCATATGTATGGATGTGTAAACACTATTTATGAAGGTGGTGAGTGAGGATTAATCGTCTTATGATTATACTAGACGATTGGTCTAGGTGGATGAAATCAGATAATCATGGACTAGGTTACCCAAGCAGAACCAGTTATTTTTCTACTGGTGGTGAGTCTACATCGGAAGTGTTTGAGGATATGGTATCTAAAACTGATATGAATAATATTAAAATTGTTGATGCCGTAATAGATGGTCTTTCTGATACTCAAAAAGCAGCAATTTACTATCGGTTTCTTAAAGGAAAAAAACCTATGTTTTATGAAAAAAATTTAGATTTAGCAATGGATAATTTATTAACGATTGTAGGTCAAAGAATTTACGCATAAAAAAAGAGAGCCGAAGCTCTCTAATTTTTCCTAGTTAGTTAATCAGCTCTACTTTGAACATAAGCATTTTCAATGCCTAACTTTTTAAGTTCATCAACTATAGCTTGAGCACCTTGAATCTTTAAGTCCATGCTTTGACCATAGTGACCTACAACTTGATGTACATTTAAACTTACTACTTTTACTTTCCAACTTTTCTTAAAACCTATTGCCATTAAATCTTTAGCAAGTTTACTGTTAGTTCTAGTCACAGGAACTTCTACCCAAGCAAAACCACAGTATGCAGGTTCACCATGTTCCTTAAAATATCTTTCCTGACTAAACTGACTAGCAAAAGCTAGTTGGTCTTTAATGATTTCAGCGTTTTTTTTAATATCCATAATTTCTCCTTTACCAGTTTTTAACAATTTTGTTTTTAATAACTACTGCGTTTCCAACGATTGGAATTCCAACTAATTTACTTGCTTCAAAATTTAAATCAAGATTTTCTAATCTGCCTTCTTCGTTGACTAGTAAAACATCTCCATTTTCCAAAGCAATTTTTTCAACATAACCCTCAACTAAAAGTTGTGCTTCCTCAAGTGTTGGCTCTGTTTTTTCAAAAACTGTAACTTTCATAATTTCTCCTTATTTATTAACAACAGATACATAATAACAGTTTAAATATAAAAGTAAAGTATTTTGTTAAAAGACTTGCATTATTCGTTCAGTTTGTTATTATGTATTTGTAGGTTAAATAACAAAGGAGAAAAATAATGGATAGAGAATATGAAAGAAGTTTGATGTACATTGCAGGTATGTTGTCTGATGTACAAGAGTTACTAGGTGAGGAACTCAATGGTGAAGATAACGAGGGTTGGGTTGCACCGAACAATGCTGTAATGGCTACTAAAGTTCTTAACAATGCAAAGAAATTAATCTTTGCAAAAATGGAAGAAGAAAAGGAGATTGCATAATGAACCCAATGAGAGATATTAATAAATCAAGCGGTGTTTGTGAGGAAAAGGTCTGGAGTGGCAGACCTTCCGAAACAGAACCTAAACTTAAATGTGGTAGCACAGGTTGGAATGGTGATGTAGTTTTTTGTGGAAAATGTGAAGCTGAATGGGACAAGAAATATTCAAATGGGATGCCATATTATCCTGATGATGACTATGATGATGGTATTTTATAACTTAAAAATACTTGTAAAAAGACTTGCTATTTACTGTGGATTTGCTATTATATGTATGTAGGGTTAATAACAAAGGAGACAAGAGATGGAAAAAATACTGGTTGAAGGGTTGGTTTTTTGGGGTGGTTTGGCTGTTGCTTGGGTTGCGTTGGTTATTGAATTGGGAGCTGTGTAATGAGTGAATATGATTTTCCTTTGATAAAAGGATGGATTGCGTTTTATGAAAAAGAAAAATTAGAAATTAAACTTGGAGAAATTAAAAATGGAATTGCTGCTAATAATTTATATTTAGCAAAAAAACACGCAATTGAGCACTGGACTGTTCCAAAGTCTAGGTATCATGAGATTGCTTTAGAAGTGGCATATTAATTAACAAAGGAGAGTAGATATGGCTAAAGTAACAAGAGCGACTTTAAAATCATTTATTAAAAATAATATTGATAATTTATATATTAAAGTAAATTCAAAATTTAATGGGATGGTAGATTGTGTAATGCCTGTTGATGAAAAAGAATATAGCGTTGCAAAAAAAACAAAATTTAGCTTATACAATACATTAGGTATTAATGGTGCTTGGTTTGTTGGTGGGTCAAGAGATTATTTTACAAAAATAGAAAATGAATCTTTTGAGGGTTATGAAGTTTATAACTGTGTAGGTAGTTTTGAACTAGCAGTAAAAAAGTAGGTAAACTAACTAGGTTAATCAAGCTCCTCAAAAGGGAGCTTTTTTAATATCCGTAGATTATATCTCCTAGCACTTCTCCAGAATTATCAAATGCTTCTTTTTCTGCAATTGGGTCTTTCTTGCCTTTCATAATTCTATTGTAAACTTCATCTGTTATTTTTGTATCTGGTCTTGCTTTTTCTTCTCTTAACAATCTGAATAATTCTTTTTCTGCCTCTGCTTTAGTTTTAACTTTAGGTAATTCTTTAGTTGTAATTATTTTTGGAACATCAGTTGAGTTGTCTACTACTTTAATATTAACTAAAGGATTATTTTCATATGCTTTTTCTAGCTTTTTGATTGTGTCTAATGAACCTAATGCTGTTTCTGTCATAGCATCAACTGTTACAATTCTACCACTGCCAAATTTTTCAGCTTGGTTTCCTGCTCTTTTTAATGTTCCTTTAAAAGCATCACCTAATGGTCTGTATACATAAAATATATCTACTGGTGTTTTGCCTGTTCCAGATTTAATAGCCATATCAATTTTCTTTTTAGCAGAATCAAATCCAGATAAATTGGTATCATAAAATGCTTTTGAATTTAAATCTGGTGCATCTTTTTTACTTAATAAAGACATTATTCTACCCTTACCTGTACCTGCACCACCTGCTGTAAATGTTACTTTATCAGTTGCTCCTTTTGGTATTGGTGCATCTAATAAATCTTTATACATTGTTTTAGATAAGTCTGAAGCACCTTCATGAATATCGGATGCTCTATATCTACTACCTGTCAATCCCATTAATTGATTTATAAAAGTATCAGGGTTATTGTATTCTGGAAATTGCTCTCTTACTATGTCAGTGTCAATTTTACGACCACCCATTGTATCAGGTCTGTTTTTGTAACTTGCAATCATATCTCCTTCTTTAAATTTAGCTCTGCTTTGTGCTAATTCATTCATGTCATCTATTGATATGTTGTCTCCAGACTTCATAAAACTAGATGCTTCCATTAACTTTGGCACTGCTTTTGATAACAAATTTACTCCATATCCAAGAGGTGTTAAAGCTGTTAATCCTAAATCTATTACTCCATCAGCATCAACAGTCTGTCCAAGAGACATTTGATTTAGTGCATCACCAGACTTACCATACATTACATCACCAAGAAAACCCTCACCTGTAATATTAGGAACACCTGCTGCTTTTAAACCTTTGCTAATTGGTGAGCTTAATAGATTTAAAGCATCTACACTATAATTAATTGCATCTCCTGCAACTGCTTGAGCAGGTGCATAAAAAGGTTTGTCTCTGGTATAAGGTGTATTTTCTATTACTTCAGAAATAATTTCTTGCCCTGTAGAATCATATCTTCCATAAGGTTTTGTTTCTCTAGTAATACCTTTTTCTAACAGTTTTTTTATTTCTGTTTGTTCAAGCATTTTTCTAATTTGTTGTTCTGTCATCCTTTATCCCAAATAAATGTTAGCCAATATTTCAATTTGTTTAATCTTTGTTGTTGTTGTGGTTTATCTATTTTTTTTAAAAATGTCTGTCTAAACGCTAAAGTCTTTTTAGATAAATTTAATGCTTCACAATAGACCATATAGTCCTTGCTGCAATTGTGTGTTTCTGTGCCGTCTGGAAGTGTCATAGGCTTCGTGGTGCGGTTTTTATTTGTTTTTGATACAAAGAGGTCTTGGCTAATCATCAAGCTCTTGTACATTCATATATATACTATCTACTATTAATTCTACAGAACTGCCATCAGATAAATGTATAATCAGTTCTGACTCGCCTTGTACAACATCTACTGCATCTATGGTTTTGTCTGCCATGTGCAATGCTATTAGTTGTACATCCATTTCTATTTTCCTTATATGGGTATAACCGACTCTGATTGTATTTTTTCTATGGGTTTTTTTCCTTTGCTCCACTTGCCGCAATCTTGGCATTGAAATCTTTGGTACTTGTTCGTTAGAGATATTTGCACTCCTCGTTTTTGTAAATTATAACTTCCACAATTTGGGCAACACATTTCTTTAGTTTCTAAATTATGATTTGGATGAACTGTAATCCATCCATGAAGTTTGTAGTAAACTTCTTCTGTTAATTTTACATCATTAATATTGTACTTTTTCATTAACTTCCATGCTTTAGGATTTTTTGCCATACACTCAATCCATAATGGCATCCCCTCATGGCTAGTTTTCATACCAATACCTAAAACTTGTGCAATGTAATCTAGTTTGTTACTAGCAAATTTAAATTTATTTCTAGTTGTTGTTAATAAATCTATATCTTTGTAAGGACTTGGAGGTGGTAGTTTGTGTATTAAAAATTCTTTGTTTAATGTTGGCATATCAAATCTTTTGCCATTGTAAGTTATAACAGCATCAGCTTCATTGATTAACTCATGTACTTCTTTAATCATTTTTGCTGCTGTTGTGTCATACACGCTAGAAAAAAATATTTTCTTTTTATCTAACCATTTTGCTGCCCAACACAAAACTGTTGATGATTCTATAAGTTGATTCAAGCTAATGTTTTGTTGAAACAACCCCCAATGAAATCCTGTGTGTGGACTTGTTTCTATATCCAAAACTAATATTTTCATATAATGTATATTACCAATAAGTAGATTGTTAATAATAACAAACAAATGCCTAGCATAGTTAGTAATGCTTTTAAAACTATTTTGTGTTTAAGGGGCATTATTGCGAGTAAATCATTGTTCCTTTCTTATTAATAATTAACGCTTTTTTCCTAGCACTTTCTCCATCTTTTGGAAAAGCCAAATGACACCAGCTACTATGTTCCAAAATAATCTGGTCATAAAGAATATCAGACCTAAAAATAGCATCCACAATGTCATCAGGGTCACCGAACTTTGGGCAAGTAAAGTCGCAAGCCAGTCCTCTAATGTGTGCCGAAGTTGGTTTAGAACCCAGTAATTCATTAAGCTCCAAACAACGATAGCCACTGCTAATAAGTATAGGATTATTATTAAGTAGTTCTCTAACATTTTCCATCTCCATTGCTGTTTTGTATAGGTTGTCTAACACATCATCAGATGGTGTATTGTCTATACCTTTTCTTGCCGCAGTTTCACTAAATGTTAATTCTTCTATACTAAAATGAGGTGATGCTTTTATCATTTAGCTATGCCTTTTAGTTTTTCAAAAGTACGCAATCCAGACATTCCGAGTAAAGCAAAAGTTAATTCTAATAAAATCTCATGGTCAATAGTAGGGATAGGAGATGTTACACCATCTAACCCATCTATATAAACTGCAAAAGGATGCCCTACAAAAAGCCAAAACACACCAAAGGCACATGACCAACCTATCATTGGTCGCCATCCTGCAACAAACAATGACCTATGTCCAGCTTCTACTTTATTAATTTCTGTTTGTGCTAATAATAATTCATTAGCATTCTCAACAAGAGACTTTTCTATTTCTCTTTTTGCTTTAGCGTTAGCGTTCTTGTCAGGAACAACTCTATCTATGACATTTCCAATTAGTGGTAACAGTGCTTGTAACATTATTCAACCCATCCATATAATAAACAAAGTGCTACTGGTGTTACAGGTAATACAGCTAATAAACCTAATGTAATAAGAATAGGTTTAAGTTTGTTTTTTAATTTATCCATTGCTTTATAAATATAGTTACTAATGAAGATGCAAAGGCAGCAATAGCCATACCTGCCCAGAACCCACCTTTACTTTGGTTTGCTAGAGCCAACATTGCCTTCATGTCTTTAGCAAGTTCATCTTGGCTTTTTTGTAAATGCTCTATTTGTTCTTTCATTCTTCCAAACTCTTGTGGGTTAATATCGGTCATTTAATTGCCATACAAATTTTTAACTTCTTTAAAAGGTAGTAAACTATTGTCATAGTTTGCATCACCAACTGTGCCTAAAAGATTTGTTATTAATGGTCTAGTAGCTTTATTGTCTAATAATGCAGATATTGGATTATTTCTGTACTCATTAAATGCTATTCCTAGTCCAGATTTTACTCTTGGCATATCAAAGATACCTGAAAGAACTCCTGCTGCTGCTCCTGCATCACCAGCAATAGCTCTACCGCCAGATGATTTTATGCCAGGTCCAATTCCCATAAAATCTCTATTTCCTATTCTATCTGCTCCTCGTATTAAATAAGGCTCTAAATTTAACAAATCACTTAATTCTTTATTTAATGGAGATATTTCTGGTATTGCGTCTGCAATGCCTTCTTTTGCACTTTTGCGTAAATTTTTAAATAATTTTTCTTCTGTTGGAGTTCCTCTTAAATTTTTGGATTTCCAATTAATTTTAGAGCTAATATCAATTTTAAATTCTTGCAAATCTTTTGCTGTAACTGTTTTATCTTTTCCTATTTTTTTTATCCATTTTTGAAATTTTTGTTCAATTATTGCAATTTCTTTTAAATCGTCAGCAGCGTCAATTCTAAATCCACCAACATCTTTTTTTAAATCTTGTAAATTTTTAAATATAACATCTGATGGAATACCTCCATCTGCATCAGTTGCTGTATCTATTAATTTATCTACTCTTGCATTTAAATCAGCAACACGACTTTGCAACTTATCTATTCCACTAGAATTAATGCCTAATTTGTTATCTAATGCAGTTTTTACTATAGCCTTTCTTTGATTTTGTGGAAGTGTCATAGATGGCTTTAAAGCACTTTCGTACAAATTAGATGCAACATCTTCACCTGCTCCTAATAATCTAATGCCTTGACCAGCACCAGTTAATGAAGTATTTAACGCTATATTAAAAGGGTCAATAGAAGCACCGACTTTTGCTACATCACCTGCAACATCAGCAACTTTTCCTAAAGTTTCTGTTTTTGCAAGTTTATTAACTAGACCAACACTTTTTGCTGTGGCAGTTGCTCCACCAGTAATAAACATAGAGGCATCACCCAGCACTGAAGCAGGGTTATTTTGTAGCTCTCTTTTAAAAGCATTTAAACTTCCATATTTATTTGCGTAATATTCACCTATAGCGTTAGCGTATTTAATTTTATCACCACTAGTATAACCAGAAGGGGCTAACTTTTGAACACCACCTATAATAATATTTAATAAACTTTCGCCTGTTTCCATAGGACTCATAAGTGCAGAACCTATATCTATTGCTTCTTGTTTTAAGCTAGGCAATAAATTTTCCATCATTTTATTTGCTGAAAAATCAATATCTGCATTAGGGTCTACAACATCCTTTTGCATAGGGTTTATTATTGAAAATTGATTTTGCCCATCTGGAGTTACAGTAACTGTTGGAGCTATTATGCTAAATTTATCTGTCATTTTTTTTCCTAAAAATCATAATTATAATCTAGCCACTTAAAGCCTTCTACTTTATTATTAGATACATTTCCTTCATCATCTAAATAATAAGAAGTTCCATCAGCGTAAATATTAAAAACTTTCCCTGTTGTATCATTTTTACCTTGAGAGATAAGAGGTGTGTTTGCCCCCTCTTTAAGATTAATAGAACTTAATTTAGCTATTTTTTGTACCCTATCAAATCTACCACTAGAAAGACCTATATTGTAATCTTTGGCAATTTTTGCAAATTGTCTTCTTCTTATCATAGTCATTTTTGTTAATGTATCTCTTGTCATTCCAATCTCACCAGTCATTACTTGTTGTAAGAATTTTCTTTCTGCAGGTGTATCAAGACCTCTTGCTCCAATACCTAATGCTTTAATCATAGGAAATACATCTGACCCTAACAGAGAGTCTAATAGTTGAGTATTACTTACTGACTCTGATATTTTACCACCAACATTTAAGAATTTTAATTTAGCTGCGTCTATCCTTGTTTGAAAGTCTGCAAAAGAGCCAACATTTGTTTTTGGATTTCTAATTAACTGTACAGTTTCGTCCATTTTTTGTAAATTTACTGGCACTCGTTCAGCTTGTTCTATTAAATTTAAATCTTTAGTTCCTCTTCCTGTTCCTACAGTTTTATCATAAGAAGTTTCTATTGCTGGTTGATTAAATATAGTTTGATTTTGACCTTTCTTTCTTTCTTGAATGTTTTTAAATGCTTGGTTTCTTATAACTACTTTATCTACATTATTGTATTCAGGAAGACTTGATAAAGATGCAATTTCACTATTTAATTCTTGCACATTGTAAGGAAGTTCTTTTGCTGTTCCAAACCTTTGTTTATAAACTTCAACAGGATTTTGCATTACAGCAGCTCTTGCTATTGGGTCATTTGCTATAGATGGGTCTTTTAACAACTCATCCCTTAATGTTTGATTTCTTTTTGTATCTTTTAATTTTTCGCCCATTAAATATTTATCTGCTACTCCTTGAAATGGCACTTGAGCTGCTTGGTTAGCATTTAAAAATGCTTTAGCAAGGTAGGGAGCTGAACTTCCATATCCTTGATTTTTAGGTTGTGCAAGATAACTAGCAAGACCAGTAATAAGACCTGAACCAATAGATTGTTTTTTAGCTCTTTCTATTGCTTCTTTTGAAATAAGGTCGTTGTCTAATAAACTTTGCACTTGACCACCTGGAGATACTCCAAAAATGTTCATGTTGTTAAAGTAATCAAATAATCCGTTTGCCATTGTTTTCCCCTATGTTGCTCTTGATATATAATTTCCACCAATGCCTTGATTGCCTTGTGGCAAATTACCTCTCATTACATTAGCTTGTTGTATTTCTAGTCTTTGTCTTTGTTCTGGTGTAAGTGCATTTATTCCCATACCCATTGCCATTTCATTCATAACTGCGTTTGATGGTGCATAATCAGATACTTTAAAATTGTCTAGCAATCCATATTCATATCCACCACCACCTTCATTTGTTCCTGCTATTGGTGTAAAGTTAGGTTGATAGTTTAGTTGGTCTGGAGTTAAGGTAGGGTCATAACCACCATTTGTAAATAAATCAGGATTGTCTAAACCAATTGTTTGTGTAGACCCTAAATTATCAGAAGCCATCATACTTAAATCACCTGTATAAGCATCTGTAGGTGATATTGGTGCATTGTATGCAGAGTCCATTAATAAGTTAGGTGTGTTTTCTGGAGTTACTACACTTCCAAATTGTGGCACTCCGACTGATGCAAATGTAGGTGTTGCTCCTAATAAACCTTGTCCTGCTGCTGTATTCATACCACCTTGACCTAATGCTGTACCTGCATTTGCTATACCTGTTGAAGCTGTATTTGCTGCTACATTACTTCCCAAATCAAACCCAAATCCAGAGCCAAATCCTCCTGCACCACCAAACATACCACCACTTGCACCACCAACTGCTGCTCCCATTAGTGGGTTTTTACCCATAGCTAAAGAAGTTAATGCACCCACTCCCATTCCTACTAATACTGGAGCTGCCATTATTTACCCCCACCTGAAGATGTTGTAGTTGTATTAACTGGAGCTGGAGCTCCATATGCTGCCGACAAGTAAGACTGTAATTTATTATAAGGTTTATTTTCACCAAACTCAAACCTACCAATATCTGCATTTAATTTATCTTTTGCATATTGTTCTTGAGTTTGACCTATTTTAGCTAATTGATTTATGTCTGTATAATCTGCAGCTGCCATTTGTGGAGCTGATGCAATAGCTGCATCTTGTCTTGCCCTTTCTGCACCAAAGTTACTGTAAGCTAATTCTGCTGCTCTGTTAGTTAAAGAGTTTGCTAAATTTTCTGTTGCTTGTGATTCCATTTCGCCCATAGCACCTGAACCATATCTACCTGATGCTGCTGTTCTGCTACCAATATCTCTAATAGCTTTATTAAATTCATTTACAGCAGGAGTTGCTGCACTTGCCATCATTGCAGAAAAATATGGATTACCTGCTGATAGTCTGTCACCACTAATTGTGCTTAACTGTTGTGCTTGAGCTGCTGGTACTAATGGACTACCAGTTCTTGCTCTGTCACCTGCTAAACCTAATGCTTCTGTTGTTGCTCCTGATGCTGGAACATAAGTTGCATCTGGGTAATATTCTGGGGAAGCATCTTGATATAAACCTTTTGCTTCATCTAAACCATAAGTTATGTATGGCAAGATAGCAGGGTCAATATTTTGTGTAGTGTTTTGTGTTTGTCCACCACCACCACCTTTCATTTGAACCAATCCTGTTTTTAAGTTAATGCTACCCTCACCCCCTACGGATTTAAGAAGTTTATCTTCAAAGTCATTAATATGAGCTAGTTTAGTATCACCTTCAATACCATAACCTGCTACATCTTTTAAGAGCTTTTTAAGTAGCCATACTTTAAGTTTTAATATCATTGTTGTTCCTATGTTTAAATGTTAGTGTTGCTAAATAAGCTCCGCAAGGAGTTCCAAAATAACCTATATGTTTTCTTTTATTGTTGATTCTTCTTTGTGCTACATAAGGTCTAGTTTTGTTACTATTGTCTATAGAAAAACCTTTTGGGATAGTTCTTCTTGCACAATTTTGTAGATTAGTAACTAACTGTAAATTTTCTAATCTATTATCAAAGCCGTTATTGTTAATATGGTCTATCTGTAATTTTTTAGGTATATCTCCATTGTGCATTTCCCAGATAATTCTGTGAACACGATAAGTTTTTCCTTTATGCGTTGTTCTAATATAATTTTTATCTTTCCATCCAACCTGTATATTTTCTTTAGTTAGTAGCAATCCATCTTTGTAATTATATTTTTTGTTCCAATTAATCATCTAATTTGAGTTCCATCAGCGTATATTTTTTTTGATAACCATATAGCCTATTCCATAACCTAGCTATACTCTCGTATTTAGTAGACCCTTGTATTGCTGTACCACCATTATGTTTGACCCACTGTTTAAACTGCTCAAACCCTGCTTTAGTATTTTTACCACCTATATAAGTAATATATGCAACCCTATCATTTGGGTAATTAATAAACTGAACAGTGACAGCTACATAACACTTATCTTCTTTCATTACTAAAAGTAATTGTTGCTGACCTTGCGTTACTAGCAGTTTTAGTTGGTCTGCTGTAAATTCGTTGTTACCTTTGTCTAATGCTTTTTGTAATAAAGGTTCTGCAAGATACCAAAATCTTTGCACTTGATTCGTAGGCACTACATATAGTTTCATAAAATTTATCCAACAATGATATAATCATATGTTACATCAGTATGAGATGTATTTCTATGCCCTATAATAAAACTACCTTTGGCTTTTGTTTTAATATATGTATGGTCTGACTCTGCTGCTGCATTTGCAGTTCTTGATGACAATACGATAACTGAATCAAAACCTGCTCTTTCATTATTAACTGTAGTTTCTGTAGATGATGTTGCTAAAGTAAAAGTACCACTATTATTAGTTTTACCATTCATAGCGTTATTAACTACTTCTGCAACTGCTCTAGGGTCACCACCTTGATAGGGAAGTGTACGATACATTCTAGGCATTATCTATTGCCTTGTGGTTTTACATCTACATCTACAGACATTGCTGTTGTCCAATTACCTGTAGGTTGTACATTAAACCTATGATACCTACCTGCACTTCTTAAATTACATCTACCCTCTGATGTAGCAGGAACAAATGAGCTAAATGTAATTGTGTCATCTAGTTCTCTGCGACTAGCTACAGCCACTTGTGCTGTGCCATTATCTATTTGTGGTCTTGCTAATGTTGCTACAGAATTATAGCCAATTTCTATATCTGTTGTAATAAGTTGTGGAGTTATAGATGTTCCTGTAAATACTACTATTTTAGTACCTTTAGCACCTGCAAATAAAAATTTACCACCTATAAACAATCGTGAATCTAGTGATGCAGGCATAGTATCTATATCTGTATAACCTAAACTACTTACTAAAGTTTCTAATGTTTCTCCTAAAGTAGCAATAGTACCTACTACATCTGATGTAGTTTCAGCTCTTGACCATTTTCCTAATTGCCAATTATAAATAAGTATTCTTCTGTTTCCATCAACATCGGCATAATTCCAAACAACAAGGTTTTTAACTGGGTCTACAGCAGCACTCATTGTATTAATTTGAGTTAAATCAACTCTACTAAAAAACCATCTATCTATTTTTTCTAATCCTATGTTTGTTACTGTTTGTCCATCTGTAGAATACCACCCATCATCTGACAGGAAGAAACTAATGTTTCCGTACCTAGCAACAGAGTTACCCTCTAAACAACCTAATCCACTAGAGATGGTATCAAATTGAAAGAACAATGGCGAACCAACATATGAAGCTCTAACCACAGATTTTTCTAAAAATATAACACCAAATTCACCACCTGTAATAGCTTGAACATTACCACCATCAGGAATAATTTGAAAGTCACTTTGACTTGTAGCACCAGAAGTCCAATCTGTTTCATCATTAATATCAGACCATTGAACTTTATCTGGATTTGTGCCTGTACCAATGTTACCTGCAAATACAAAGTCACGAACAACAGCAATGTCTTTAGCTACAGGAGCTGCTGCTGCTGCATCTGCAAACGCTGTAGATGAACCTATAGTCCATGCTTGTATTTTTTGCGTATCGTTACAAGCTAACACGACATTACCAAACTGCTCAAATCTCCATGTGCCATTTCCTGTGTAACCACCTGA